AGTTTCTATAGCCTTTTGATGTGTTTCCGGATTTTTATGAAAATTATTATTACCTGGAACTCTATTATGATGAGATTTAATAAATTTAGAAAAACCTTTATTTATAGTTATGAAATTTGGTGTCTTACCACATCCACACTCACATTTTGGTAAAACACCATTTAAAATATACTCAACATAAATTTCTTCTGATGAGATATTATGTTTTTGTAATGAATGACTCCTTAATGAATTAATATCATTATACTCTTTTTCACATAGTTTACAAATAAAAATTCCCATATAAATAAATATATAGGAATTTATCAAAGTTGTATATGGTTAGATATATTTTACTAAAAAATCAATACACTAATACACATCTATCCATACGTAATGATGTGTTGATTGTAGCAATTTTATCATCACTATAACTTAACGAACCAAAGTCAGAAGAAGTTATAAACGTTCCTTCTAAAATCCATTTTTCCACAACAACACCTGTTGGGTCTAACATCTCAAGGTCAACGTTTTTCTTATAACCCGCAGCATATCCCATACGTCCGGTAACCGATTCAGCACATAAACGTATCCATTCCATTAAAGCTTGTGATGCAGAAGGTCCAATTGGGTCTCTAAACGTCACAGCAAGTTCATTCCAAACAAAACGACCTGCAACATATATTGATGTATTTAAGAATGGTATTTCAGTTGCGTTAATTTTTATACTTGGTCTTTTAGCCGTTTCAACAAACCATTCATTAATTCCTAATGTTGATGGAAATCTTAAAATGAACCTATTATTTCTTTTTGGTTCATATGGTATGGGCATTTTCATTAATAAATCAGCCATTGTTCTATTTGTTTTTAATTTTTATTTTTTTATCTTGTTTATTATAAATATGTTCTATTTAATTTTTTCTCTTGACTTTTAGAATTAAATTTTCTATAATTCTAGAAATCCTAGTTTTTATATTAATAGTTTATTTAATAATTTTTATTTTAATATTCTTTTTTAATTCCTCCTTTTGTTAAATATGTTTTAATAATATTTTCTGGGTCATTTTTAAAATGTTTTTTAACACTCTCCACATTTTTTAAGTCGTCATCTGAAAAACCTACTTTTGGTACAAAATAATTACTTATTTTATTTTTTAAGAAAGCCTTTTTCTGAATATGGGTAGACATTTCCTTAACATATTTGACAAACTCTTTTAACACTTCAATTTTTAATTCTTCCACTTCAGCTGCCGACCCTTTTCCGTGTGTTACCGGGTAAAACTTACATAAATCTAAATATTCACGAATCATTTCTCTTTTAGATATTGTTCCTTCGTCATTTAAATCTCTGTATTTTTCTAAGTTTTTAACTAATTCGTTAGAATTAATACCGTTGGTGTTTGAGACAATATAGTTATAAACACCTTCTTTTAATACCGATGGGGTATGTCCTCGTGCTGTAACTATTGAAAAAATTGACCCGTTATTAATTGCCTCTACAAAGTCAGGCCAAGCCGCCGCTGGTTTTGCTTTCATAGCATCAATTATAAATTGTTTATCTCCTTTTACCCCAAAATATTTATAAGGGTCACTAGAAAATCCAACTATTGTATGTCCATCAAATTCAAAAGGTTCTTTACCTATTATATCTCTATAAGTTGCAAAATCTTCGGTAGACATCCCAACAACCTCACCATTTTCATCATCAACCAAAATTTTAGTTGGCATTGTAACTATATTGTCGTCCCAATCAAAAGCGTAATACTTTTCATTAGGTGTTCCAATATCGTCAATTTCTTCTTTTAATTTAGTTTTCACCATAATTTAATTTTTTAGGATACAAAGATATAAATATTTTGGATATTTCCTAACATTATCTATAAATATCTTATAAAATAAAAAAACCCCCACTAAAAATTATAATGGGGGTTTTAAAATTATTTAAAATTTATTAGATGTTCTCAAATGATGCTCCGGTTGGAGTAATGTAGAACGTTATGTCTATAAATTCTAATGATTTGGTTGGTTTGATGTAAATCTTACCTGTCATTTGATTTCTATCCAAATCAGCAGTGTCTGACGATACTGTAACTCGGAAATCATATAAACCTCTGTCTCTTCTGATAGCGTCCAAGATAGGGTTAACCGCGTCTAAGAAATCTTGTCTTACTTTTTGGTCGTTTTGTTCAAACAATAACCTTACAGATACCGCCGAAATCAATTTACGAGCTTGAAGTAATAATCTTCTTACGTTGATTCTATCAAGAGCAGATTGTGCAACTTGTAGAGTTTTATTACCCCAAATTACCGTTCCAACATCAGAGAAAGTAGCAATTGGATTAAGACGACCTTGGTAAAGAGTATCTCTATCTTCTTGAGTTAGTTTCTTTCTCGCTTTAACCGCATTTACTATACCTCTTGTGTAACCTGCCGCAGCGAACCAAGGGAACGCAATATTGTCAGTTAATGCTAAGTTTCTAACAACTTCCGCAGTTGGTGGTAAGTAAATTTGAGTGTTATTTACACTATCTCTTGTTAATACCCAAGGGTAGTAGGTTGCCGTATAGTTAGAGTCAATACCACTTTCTTCTAAAATATTTACCGCTTCTTGTGGATAAATTAATGCACTTGGGTCAGGACTTGGAATAAATAAATCACTATCAGCCGTTGTACAGATATATAATGAGTCAGCTCTATTAAATTCAATCATCTCAATTGCATCTCCAACTAAATCAGAGTTATTTGAGTAATCAATACCCGGAGTTACAAATAAATTAATATTAACCGCCTCAGGATTTGAGAATGTTTGTTGTCCTAATAAGTAAGCGTAGTAATCTGAATTTGCGTAATCAACACTATTGTTACCAACAGTGATTTTCTTGAATGCTCCCCATCCTGTAGCCGTTGGATATTGAATATCCGGACAGTATCCGTTTAAGAATCCTCTTCTACCTAACTTAAATGTGTCGGTATTAGTTCTTGATTCTCTATAGATATCCCAACCGTCAAAACCACCTTGTACTAATAATGAGAATTTACGTGAGTATATTCTGTAGTAAGGACTTGCTTCACTTGTTGGGTCTGATGTAAATGTTGTATCACCAACGTAATATGCCGGAGTTCCACTTGTACTATACGCGTTTGATATTGTAATACCACTTGCGTTTTTATCCATATGGAAACCTTTGGTTAATGTTATCCATTCTGCAGCATCACTATTAAGACATAAATTTAATGGTTTTTGCTTTCCTTTATATTGGAAGAAATCAACATCATATCCCGCACCGTTTCCTGTTGAAATACCTAAGTAAGTTCTACGAACATTATCTCCCGGACTTAACGTAGCGTCATTACCACCTGAACTTAATCCAAATGGGGGGTCAAAAACAACTTCACCCGGAAAATCATATTTAGTTTTATATATTGGGAATGGAGACCTTGATGAACCATATTGTCTAAATTTAAATCCTTGGAATCCACAAGGTAATGTGTCAATAGGTGCGTCTTCATTCATTTCCACCATAATGTATTTTGAATTCAATTCATACTCACCATCAGTTGTACCAATTTTTTTAGCCACAAACGAATTATCGTTAGGGTTCATAGTACAATTTGTGAATTTCTCAATAACAACAGGGTTATTATCTGTATCGTAGAAATCTCTAACTAACACATCAAATGTTAAATTACCAAAAGACATATTTGCAATAGATATTTTAACTTCAGTATTTGCAGCATTACCATCTGATATTGTTGTAAATCTAAATAAGTTAAATACTTTGTTACCTCTAACCTCAGAAACAATCCAAGGAGATACCGGTGTTTGATATCTTTCTAAGTAGTAAGCAATTGAACTTGAATCACCACCTGCAGCTCTTGGTAAATCTAATAAATTACAATTTAAACCTCTAATATAACCTTTATTATATCCGTAATTCAATAATGATTGGAATCTTTCTTCGACAAATACAGGAACGGTTGTTCTTGGTTTAGCAAAGTTTGAAGAACCAAATACTTTAGGTAAATATTTAGAGTCTGATTCACTAAATGATGTTTCAAAGAAGAATGTGTTACCTTCATAATCAGTCACGTTAAGACCAAATGTTGAATATGGGTTTTTAGCAATATTTGAATATGTTGATGCTGTACAATTAATTGCAACATCTGTTGCTCCTGTTACTTCATAAACCGGACCATCACTACCTGTACCATAAGTTGCAATACCTCTTGAACGAAGTGTTGCAATAACCATATCATCAAAATCTGTATATGAAACACCTGAATATGTATAAATTTTACCACTTACTGTTCCACTATAACAAGTTGTTATTGTACCCGTATTTTGATTACCGGAATTACTTAATGTTGATGGATTACAAGGATTTTCAATTATCACATTAACCGTCCAATTATTAGTTGTTCCACTATCTTGTGAAACTAAAACGTATTGTTTAGTTCCTGCTGAGAAATTTTGTGTTGACCCTGAACTTTGTTGTGTAACACCACCAACTTTAACATTCGTAGTACAAGCACTAAACATAACAGTTAATGTGTTTAAACTAGATGCTGACGTATGTACAGGATATACAATATCACCATTTACTTTTACTTTTACAGGTTGTAATAGTAATATATCAACTGTTGAAGTATTTGGAGTACCAACATTAATCTCAAATAAAATAAAT